GTCTTTTATGGATTGCTGACATTACTCTTGAACCACGTTCCAAAAGAGCTACAGTCGTACCAACAGCTGCTGATTGGTTCCCGTCACCGACTTGCATGTCAGCAATCGACGCGAATCTTTGTCCTGCTTGAACGACTATTCCCATCAATTGCAATAATGTAGCTGAAGGTTCCTTATATGGTAAGAATACAAATGCATCCTTTAAGTTTCCTCCTGGTGTATCTACATCTTTAAATTCACCCGGTTGTATGTTTGCAGCGTCATCTTTTACTCTAACGCCTCTTTGTTTAAATCCTGCCGGAAGATTTGATAATGTTCCCGCGTCTAATAACTGACGGAGAGCCGCAGTTGCAGTACGGCTCAATCCGCCAATCATATGAATGAGTCCAAGGCCATAAAATCCTAGTCCTGGCAGAAATTTGAAGTGGACGAAATATTGGATCTTATTTTTCAATGGATCATTGGGCGCGAAGTTTCGTCTAATAGACAAAACCTTCCGACTACCTTGCTCGACTGTAACGATGTAAGGTAATTTTATTCCTGTTGGTTCGCCATCAGCGCCAACATCTTCGAAACCTTCTAAATCAAGGTCTACGTGGAATTCTAATAATGTGTATAATGGTTCAACTCTTTGTGACTTAGTTAAACCTTCTAGCTCTCTTTCTTTTTTCTTAACCTCATTTGTAGTAACATCTTGAGGTCTATTTAATTCTATGTCAGAATAAAAACCATTTACTTGTTGTTTACGTAAATCATTTTCTGAAACTTTAATTACATGACAAACAGAAGTTGCATCTTGTAAAGATGTGGCTGTGTATGGCACAATTAAATCATCAGCAGGAACAAATTTAGAAACAGCTCTACCTAATAAATCATCATAATAAACTTTTTTAAATGTAGATCCTGCAAGTGGTAAGTAAAATAACATTTGATCAAACTCAGGTTCGTATTCTTTCATTTGATCCATTAATTGATAATTCATAAAATCTTTAACACGTTGTGACTGTTGTTCTTTCATAGGGTTTGTTGCACCCATAACTTGTGTTCTAACAGGACCATCTGCTGGTAATAATTCTTTATAAGCTAAAGCTTGAAACTGTGTAACAGCTTCTGCAAGAACTGGGTGCGTTGCACCTGAAGCTCCTTGAAAAGGCTCAGTTCTATTTTCGTATTTAAATCCTAAAAGATCTAAACCAACAGTATAAGCTCTTTCCCAATCTGAACGAGATGCTTTATATTCTCTATAATCAGCTTCTAATCTATTAGCTATTGGATCAGTAATATCTTCTGGTAATAATTCGTTTAAGTTTGCAAAGTGATCGCCCTCTTCTGGTAAAGGCATTGCTTTTGGATCAAAATCAATTGTAGCGCCATCTTCATCTTCAGTAACTTCAACTGGACCTTTTTCTGTTATATCTTCCGTAATATCAACCTCAGTCGTATCCGACTTTGGTTTATTCAAAATAATATTAGGGAGCGTTTTATCTATATCTGCCATTTATACTCCTATATTCTTCTAACACGATTATACATTGAAGGCAACCCCTGTGGAGTTGGCCCTGATTCAGGTGGAATTGCGTTGGGTCTTCTGATTGAAGCTATTCCGCCTTCTCTTAAATGTAATTCAGGATATCTATATCTTATTTCTTCCCGAGATTCTTCGGTAATTGGATCCTCTTTAGTTATATTTCTTTTTTTATTATGCTCATATAATTCTTCATCACTCATTTTATCCATTTTTGACTGTTCTAGAGCAGCATCACTTTTTAAATCATCTAATTTAGGAAGAGGACTAAAAGGATTAATTAAATCATATGCCGTTTTAACAGTTCTAGGAATTGATTGTAGATTCCATAAATTATTGGTTAATACATTTCCAAGCCACCCTTGATCAGTATTAACTTGCTTACTCTGCATAGGAAATGCTTTTTCTTTTCTTTTTCTTAATTTTTCTGTTGCTACTTTTTGTAAATCTCCGAACGCGCTTATCACATCGTCATCCTCTGTGTTTAAACTTTCAAAAGCTATTTCATCTAAACTAGGAGTTGGAAATACTTTTCCAGCTTTATCCATACCAATTTCAGTTTTTGCTTTTCTCCACAACCTTTGTGTTTCTTCATTATAATCTCCATATAACTTATCTCTCTTATCTAAAAATTCATTTTTAGCTTCTTCCGTTTGGAAATGACCACTTCCCAATAATTGTTTATCACGTTCTAATTCTGATTGTATTTTACTATTTCGTTTACTGATCTCTCTTATCGTATCAAAAGCTTTACTATCTATTCCCATTTCTTTAGCAACTTTTTTTAATTCTTTGTTATAAGCTGCATCACTTTTATTTGTTATTCCAAAAGTAATTTCATCTATAGCCATAGCTTTAGCTTCTTCCTCACTATAACCTTGACTCTCATAATTATTCTTCGAAGCTTTATAAAATATATATTCCAACACCACAGCTTCTGGTCCTAGAAGAGATACCAACCAACCCCCGCCAGCTAAAGGAACTCTACCTCCTTTAGAAGCAAAAAGTCTATTATCTTCTGTAGGAGCTTCTACTAATCTTGGTGCAAATTTTTTAAATAAGTTTTGTATTTTTTTCTTTGGAGTAATTTGAATTTGTTTCTTTATTAACTCTTTATTTTTTGTACCAAAAACATTGTGAATACTTTCTGTTATACTTGACTTAACTTTATCTGGATCTTGTAAATCATAAATGGATTGAACATCCGATTGAATAACTCCAGACCATCCTTGGTTTTTTGCCACATTTAACATGTCTTCTGCAGCTAAAGGGTTTTGTTTCATAAGTTGTTTAAAATTAGAAACGGTTTCTCTAGGGTCTCCTCCCATTTTAATTAAAAAAGGTTGTAGTTTTTTTCCACCTTTAGGAACGTCTTTGTTGATATCACCAGCAATTTGTGAAACCGCTGTGTTATAATCGTCCACCATTTTTTGAGTAGCAGTTCCATCAGCTAATGCTTTTCTTATGTCACCTAATCTCGAATCCATTTTTCTAGCTTTCACCATATTTAAATCATCCGTCATCTTATTACCTGTTTTTGCTAGCTGTTGTACATAGACAGAATAACCTCCTCCCTTATGTTTATAAGGCACAGTTATAGTAGCAATTTCATCAACTGCCGTACCTATAGTATTAGGTTTTATTCCATACTCTGCAAAAAGTTCTTTAGCTGCAGTGTTTAAAGCAGTTCTTGAATTTTTAAAAAATTTAGATTTTTCACCTATCTGTTTAGCCACAAGTCTTTCTTTTCTGTTTCTCGCTATATGACCTGCAGGATTACCAAAAGCATCGCTTTCAGCTGCATTAAAAATAAGATCTAATCCTTTTTTAAATTTTGTTTTTTCAGGTAGATTTAAATTTTTCCAATGGGATTTCTCACCCTCCAAAGCTTCCCCCAAATGATATAAAGTACGCCCCGCTGCATCTATATCTTTATTAAAATAAGTGTTAGCTATATAGGAAAGATTTTTTTTATTAAGAATAGTACCATCTTGCAACCATCCTTGGATTTTTTTATTTTTAGCTAATTTAGTAACAGTTAATCTTAAATTAGTTTTTTGGTTAGGGAAAATTTTAAAAAGAGTGTCTTGTCCATACATGTCCGTAATATAATCTTTAATATACATTCCTTTATCATTCATCCCTATCTTTTTTGTCATTTCTATTATGTTGAGAGGTTTTTTGTTTTTTACCGCTTCATCAATTAGACTATTTCTTTTTGCTATTTCAGCTGCTCTTTCTTTAATTCCTTTTTGTCTTTCAGGATTTTTAAAACCTCTATTTAAAATTAATGCAACTTTTTCTCTTAATAAGTTAAGAGATTTATCACCTGACTTACTACTTATTCCAATCCACCCCGCTCTTTTTCTATTGCTTATGCCATGAACTACACTATCAAAATCTAATTTCTTAAAATCTTTTGGATCAAGAGTTTCTTTCAATAGTTTAATTTCTTCATCTTTTATAAATCGATCAGCTTTAGTTTTAACAGAACCAGGTTTTTCACTAAACCCGATCCGTCCACCTTGATTCATGTTAAACGGTCTTTCTAAATTTATTCTTTGTAAATACTCTTCATAAGTTTCTTGTTTAGGATCAAACTTACCTAACATTTCATCTTTTAATTCACCTGGTTCTAATTCATCTACTAAAGCTGCTTGGTCCATGGACCGTGGTTTTTCAAGCGCGGATCTTAGAACAGGGTTCTTGATCACCGGATCACTGCTGTTCTCTAATCCAAATTTAATTAATTGTTTAAGATTCATTATTCGCCTAACATGTTAGCAAGACCGCCTAATGC